AATACTATCAATCTCTTCAGAAATACTGTCAATGTTATCATCTTGACGTTTGCCAATAACATTGATATCCTCTATTTCATCAAAAATATCGTCTAATGTTTCATCTTGAGTCTTGCCGACAACTTTTATTTCTTCAATTTCATCATAGATGCTGTCAAGAGTTTCATTAAATTTCTCATTGATGTATGATGGTTGTTCAGTTAATGTGTTAACAATTGGCTCAACAATAGATTCTTGTTGTTCTGGACTTAACAATTGCTCTTCATCAACATTAAAATCTAATCCTGCTAATGTTCCAGTATCGGTTGTTGATAATGCAGCGGCTGCATTTTGCATTGCTGGATCTTGTGCGCCAGAATTAAATGTCCGTCTCATCGCCTCTTGTAAATCTTCGAAGTTAGAGAACGAAAACGGCATTTGACTCGGGTCAAATTGAATGTCTTGCTTTGAATATGTTGGTTCTTCAGCCTTTTCTGGCATCTCACCCAACCTTTCGTCGATTGCAGATGAAATCATATCGTTGATCATCTTCGTATCTGTACCAACCGCATCTTTCATCATTTGAGATGCATCAGGTTTAAACATGTCAACTAGATCAGCTGATGCAAACGTTCCACCACCAAATCGTTTGGCAAATCCGTTTTTTAACTGATCACCTTTTTTTGCAAAAGGAGACATAAATTCTGATCGATCAATCATTTATTCTTTCTCTGTAATTGTCGTTCTCTTATCTTATCATTTTCTTCTTTCACATGTTGCGCCACTAATGCAACATATGTCGCTCTTTCCCACGGGAGCATATTTTCGAGTTCACTTAAACTATATCCATGATGCTGCATTAATGCAAAATTAGTCATATAATATGTTTTCAAACTCTCATTACGAAGGCTTATACGAAAAAATCGAGGAGACCCTCCAGTTTGATGGTATGGTTTCTACCACACTTACCACAAACTAATTCATTCTTATATCTTAACATTGGCATCTCTAAGAAAAAGTTTTTAATTTTCTTGAATTGCTCAGTGGTTAAATTGTTTATGAATTCATCAAACTCGCCTTGTTGCATCTCGTTAATATTATACACCTGATTCTCATCGTAAAGATACTCAGTGCATTGCTTAATAATTTCTGTTGGAGCATCTTTTGTGTTGAGTTTCTCAACTAATACTTTAGAGATTTCTATTGTCGGATATCTCAATTTAATTCCAACATTGCTTGTTAACGGAACCAAACTGTTTGAGGGTTTATGTTCATATGCAACTTTAAGTAAGTCAATATCAAGCTGCATCTTTCCTTTACACTTCTTATTCTTATCCACAATATTTTCACAAACGTATTCTAATGAAACAATTTCTCCAATTGATCTTGCTCGTAGATTCAAGAACAAATATTCAATCTCATATAATGGTAAAGACTCAACATCTATCTGATCAACAACACAATTGTTGACAATTTGTTTAATTGCATCAAGACTTGTCTCATAATCTCTGGACTCTAAAGCCATCAAAAGAATTTTTTCTTCTTTGACAACAAAAGGGCGAAAGGTTATGTCTTTGCCTAGAGATTCTAGTTTAAGTTTAAATGTTGGTAAATCAATTTTTGGTATAGCCATAAATCACTCCATAGTTATCGTGGGTCGACGTTTCTTCTTCCTCGACCCACCACATCAATGCTCGTCAAGACTTCTCTGTCACTTGTTGTTCCTCTGACATCAATATCTGTCAAAACCTCATTTCCATCACCAGTTCTTCCAACAACATCGATACCAGTAAGAACTTCTCTGTCTGCTGCTCTTCCAACGACCTCAATATCTTCAAGGACTTCTGGTGCCTCGTTATCATTTCGTTCATATCGGTCTGCATTGAAACTTCTCCAGTAACGATATGAGAAGTTGACATCTATTCTTACTGCTTCTTGCTCAGCCCATGATCCCTTTACTTCACTCACAGCAATCGGAAATACTTCATATAATCTCACTCCATATGAAATCCTATTTCCATCTTCGGAGATTTGATACACATCAATTTCTCCGATGTAATCATCTCTGTATCTAAAGTCGAATTTATTTTCTTTTGGATTGATATAATTCAACCAAGCATCAAAGAAGGTTTTTTGACGCATATCATCATCAACTAAGAATGTGGTTGAGACATCTTTATACTCAGAACGAACTGGGATGTTCATTTTTGGTCCACCCAAGTAAAGATCGTTTGTGAGTATCTCATATCCTGGAATCAAAACAGACTCAGCATAGTATGTGAGATAATTATCTTTATTTTTATAATTCAGAATGTTGACTAGTTCTGTTGGTGGCTTGATTACAATGGCAATCTTATTGAGTCGTGAAAATCCGCTCTTTCGAACCTCTGAGAGAAAGTTGTTGATGTTTAGTGTTTTTCTTGGATTGAGCGCCATTAACCAAAACTCCTCATTCGTTCAACTGGAAGAAATACTGCAGTCTCCCAGAAGTTTGGTTCTACATATATCAGTGGTGAAACTAGTTGATCATAAAGATATCTTCTATAGCAACTTCGAACAGCACCAGAGAATTGGCTCATGTTGGATAGGAGATCATAGGACAATAAAAATCTTGTAGAATCGTCATATTTATCGTTGTTTAAGAACATCGACAATCCATCCAGAATACTCATTCTTTCTCCTGGACCTAGAAAGTGTAGATTGATGCCAGCGAACCCATCACCATCTACAACCATTGGAAGAACTAGAGGAAATTCATCCCATTGCGAGAGTCTTTCTTTTGTGAGTGGATCATATCGAAAGAAGAACATTCTTCCAACTGCAGCGAATGCAGTAACTCGCTTTGCATCGTTCAGAATATTAGATCTATTGGATGGAATTGAGGCTTTGGCTACCATGCCTTGTATGAACTTTTTGGCTTCTTCAGTTCTTGGCTTGATCCCTTTCTTTGCCATTCCCTTTTCAATTTTTTCGAGTAGTGCTCCCATCAGATTCCTAATTCATCCTCTGTGATTAGACTAAATCTCCATTTTCTATCCATACAGTATTCGTTTGCTGCCTTCCACTTTGCTTCGTTCACACCCCAAGTTGCAACTTCTTGGATGTATTGCTTTGTGATACGACTCTTTGGTTTAGGGGGAGATGCTTGACTCTTTGGCTTAACTTCTAGAATCATACTTTCTTCTAGACCATTTCTATTCTTAACTTTCACGAAAAAGTCTGGAAAGTACCGATGCCATCTTCCATCTACTGGGGATAAATAAGGAATAACGATCTCTTCGTTCGACCATCCGATTACACTTGGATTTTCATCCAGATGCACCATGACTCGGCGTTCCCATAACGATCGATACCAAATGTTCGTATGGTCACCTAAATATTTACTGATGTTTTTCGGACTGTATTTGCCGCTGTATGCCATCAATTATTTATAGGAAATCTCAATGACCGAAGTATTAGAGAACATCGACGTCATAGGTCGACGACCTGGAGTCGATCGAAGAGGCGATGAAGTCTTGACAGATATTAATGTCATTGGAAGAACTCCTGGTTCTGCTCCGCGAGATGCAGAACTTTTAGAAGGCATCGATGTAATTGGAAGATCTAGATCAAAATCTGAACCAAAGCATTTAAGATATCCACTTAATATGACTGATCCGAGTGGTGGTTTTAAGAATGCAGTTCGTTTCGTTGCATATGCACAGCGCAGATCGTTCCTAGATGACCCAAATGAAACACCATCTTTTAAAAATCCGCCAGATCAATTTGATCCTGGAAGACCAAGAAAGTTTCCTGTAACTCAAGGTGCGTTTAATACTTCTTTTTTGTTTAGAAGTTCACTAATTCAATCTTCTAAATTTAATATCGGTACAGTTACAGAAGATTTGATTGGAATTGGAGCAAATGGAATCGAATTTTTTACTGGTGGTCGCGACATTTCCTATGGACAAAGAACAGTTGAATTAGACAGTTCAATCACTTTGTATATGCCTGATACAGTAATCAATCAAGACAAACATGATTATCAATCAATTTCTATTAATCAGGCTTCAGGTAGAGCAGGACTATATTCCGCAGGATTTCCTGCTGCTTTAGGTGGACTTGGATCTGCTTTAGGAAGAACAGAAGTATTTGCAGAGCTGGCTGGAAGAGCAGGAATATTTGGGACACGATCAACTGAAGCGATTCTATCAGGACTCGGTTATGCATTAAATCCGATGCTTGAAATGACATACGGTGGAACGCAACCAAGATCCTTCTTGTTCCAATTTAGATTTGCTCCAAGAAATTTAAAAGAAGCAGAAGAAGTTAAGAAAATCATTAAGACCTTCAGATTCCATTCACACTCTGAGAATGCTGGTGGACAGGGCACAGCTGCAGAAGGTAGCGGAACTCGATATTTGGTTCCGCCAAATCATTTCGAAATTCAGTTCCTTCGTAGAGATAGCACAGGAAAATTTGTAGAAAATTTAGCGATGCCTAGAGTTACGACATGCATGATAGCCTCGATCAACACAAACTATGCAGCGCAGTTAGATACCTTTGCAAC